GCACAGCGGTGTGACGCGATCGGGGTCGGCCCGCAGGTCGATGCTGCCGGTGCTGTCCTCGGTGCTCCCGCTGTCGCCGCTGATGTCGAAGAACCAGGGCTGGATGTTGTGCGGGTTGGCCGCGAGCGTGGCGGCTGCGACAAGGTTGCGAAGCCCTGAGGGGCCCGCGCCCCACTGTCGCCACCGCTCGCAGGGCGGACGCCTGGATCCGTCCACTGGATAAGGATGAGCGGGTTTTCCTGGACGATCCCGATGGACCCCTCACTCTCGAGAACATCCGGATCATGAGTCTCAACGAGGCAATGGTCCACACGCGAGGCATAGGCCTTGCCAGGGCAACGGGGTACTCGGCGGCGAGTTTCGGTAAGACCCCTGAGAAACGAAAGTACGAAGCAGCTAAGGCGATTGGAGCAGTCAGTGAGTGGGACGAATACATTTTTGGTTGACGAGTACCTGAGCGGGGGGATCGATGAGACGGTCATCGTGCACCGACCGACTGGGCGCCTGTGCTGGGACCACGTCACCTGGAGCTGGGGGTGGTGCTCTGATATCGACCGCTACGTCTTGACGATCCGGGATCCGAAAGGCGTCTCCGTTATCGGAACGCAGCTGTTTGAGAAAGGAAAGCATATCTTCGAGCGCTATACCGATCCCTCCGTGATCGTGACGGCGATTTGAGCGGACGCGTATGGGCTCCTGTGGGCGATGGAAACCGCGTCGAGGTATCTGTCGGCGGTGTCTGTCGCACTCGGAATGAGCGATACTACTACAGGACCTTCGAGAAGGACAACGGATATCTAGTGGTCAATCTCCCAACCGTGAGTGGAAGTAGGACGTACTACTTGCACCGCGTTGTCTGGGAGGCGTTCAGAGGCCCTCTGAGCCCTGACGAGCACGTATACCACATCAACGGCGACAAGCGGGATAATCGCCTGGAGAACCTCGCTGTGCGCTCCCGTTCAGACGGCGTACGGCAATCCTGGGCCGATCGGAAGGAGGCTTGGACGCAGATGGCTCTTGAACTGGACTCATGGGCGTGATGCTCTGGAGTCACCAGCAAGAGGCCTTGCAGAAGATGACCGACGGGTGCATCCTGAAGGGCGGAGTGGGTTCCGGGAAGTCTCTTACGGCTCTGGCGTATATTGTCGAGTCGTATGAGACCCCCCGGTCCACTTCGCCCTCCGGGGCACCAGCCATGGTTTATATAATTTGCACGGCCAAGAAGAGGAACGACCGCGAATGGCACGACGAGGTTGTTCGTATGGGTCTTGAAGAGAGGGGGTACAGTGTCGTCATAGACTCCTGGAACAACATAGCCAAGTACAAGGGCGTGCGGAAGGCGTTCTTCGTCTTCGACGAGGCTCGTGGAGGCGGTCAGGGGGCTTGGGGAAGGGCCTTCATCAAGATAGCCCGCCAGAACCGCTGGATCCTCCTGAGCGCTACGCCCGGTGACGACTGGATGGACTACCTCAATGTGTTTCTAGCGCACGGGTTCTACCGCAACAAGACCGATTTCGTGGAGCAGCACGTCGAGTGGGACCGTTTCGCGAAGTACCCGAAGGTGAAACGTTGGCACAACCAGAGCAAACTCCAGGGTTTCAAGCGCCTCGTGACCGTTTCAATGCCCGATAAGCGCCAAACGCGCCGAATTGTCGAGTGGGTGGATGTACCTTATGACAAAATGGCGTTCAAGACGTTGATGAGGGACCGTTTCGATCCTTGGAAGATGGAGCCCATCGAGGACGCCGGAGCCCTGTGCTATGCTGCTAGGCGCATGGTGAACGACAACGAGGCTCGTATGGAACGCGTGAGAGCCATTCTGAGGCGTTTTAAGCGAGTGATCGTATTCTACTCCTTCGACTACGAATTAGAGCTTCTACGTGGCTTACACGGCCTCTCAGGGGTATATGTGAGGGAGTACAACGGTCACAAGCACGAATCCTTGCCGGAGGGGGAGTCGTGGGCGTACTTGGTGAACTACGCCTCGGGCGCCGAGGGGTGGAATTGCGTGACGACGGACTGCATGATCTTCTTCAGTCTGTCGTATTCCTGGCGTCAGACGCAGCAGTGCATGGGGCGGATCGACCGAATGAACACACCGTACACGAACTTGAGATACTGGTTTCTCTACACGCAGAGCGACATAGATCTCGCTATCCGACGTGCTCAGGGCCGAAAGGAGGTCTTCAACGAGAAATCTTGGGCCCTTAGCCGGGCCTGAGCAGCCAATATAAAAATGACTCCTAGCCCCCCGACGGCCAAAAAAAAAGCGGCTGCGGAGGGCTAGGGGTCGCCGCTTGTCGCCGTTGGCCCTACAGTTTTTGACTGTTTTCGACTCCCAAGCCAGATTTGTGGCAGCGTTTTCAGATTTGGCTGGAGGACTTTTCGTTGGAATTGCGCGGTTTCATACCCCCTAGAAGCCAAATCCTTACTTTTTACTACTTGAGAAATAGAATAAAAAAAGAGAGAGAGAAAAAGAGAAAATTATAGCGGTATAGGAAAAAACCCGTTTTTGGCTATAATCGTTTACTCCTGTCACACCAGTCACAAATAGTCACACCAGTTACGGGTTTCGCCACAGTTTTAACATGCGTAACATCAGTAACATGCTCGGCTATGACGCGTCCTGACCCTACCGATCCAAGACTTTCCATACCCACCATATCGCCTACTCAACATGCACTATAATGAAGTAGGATCATCTCCTATCGATTTACCGGAGTCGCCATGCTCGAACGAGACTTCCAGGCCAAGCTCATCAAGGAGATCAAGAACCGGCTTCCGGGCAGTATGGTTTTGAAGAACGACCCGAACTACAAGCAAGGCGTTCCTGATCTCCTCGTTCTCCATCGAGACCGATGGGCTGCCCTCGAGGTGAAGGCCTCCCCCAAGGCCAAGCACCGTCCGAACCAGGATTGGTATGTATCCAAGATGGATGACATGGCCTACGCCGCGTTCATCGACCCGTCCAACAAGGAGCACATCCTAGATGAAGTTCAACGATCACTCGAAGCTTGAGGGCGCACACGCGTTTCTGAGTGCTAGCAAGTATCACTGGGTGAACTACGACGATGCCAAGTTGATCGAGTCCTACCGCACTGCTCAGGCCGCAGCTATCGGAACTCGCCTTCACGCAATGGCCGCTGAGCACATTCGCCTCGGCATGCGCATGCCCCGCAACAAGGTGACGTTCAACGCCTACGTGAACGACGCCATTGGGTATCGCATGACTCCCGAGCAAGTTCTTTACTATTCTCCGAACGTCTACGGGACTGCTGACGCCATCCGCTTCTACGAAAATTCTCGATTTCTCAGGATCCACGATCTGAAGACGGGAAAGACTCCGGTAAGCATGACCCAGCTCAAGATCTATGCGGCTATCTTCTGCCTGGAGTACGACGTCCGTCCTGGCGATATTTCGGCGGAGCTGCGGATCTACCAGAACGACGAGGTGATGGTTGAAGAGCCCGATATTGACGAGCTCGGGCATATCATCGACAAGATCGTTCACTTCAACAAACTTATCGAAGACATCAAGCTCGAAGATGCCTGAGGGCTAGAGCAGGAGGTTCAATGCTTCCGGACGATATTCTCGTTCACTACGGCACCCCCCGGCACTCGGGACGCTACCCCTGGGGTTCGGGTAAGGATCCCTACCAGAGCGCTAAAGGCTTCTTCGCCGAGAGACAGCGCCTCCGCGACCAGGGGCTGAGCGACACCGATATTGCTCGAGGCTGGGGGATGTCCACAACTGAGTTCCGAGCCATCGGAATGCACCTCGGCGAGGAGAAGCGGGCGGGAGACATTTCGCGAGCTGTCCGCATGAAGCAGGCCGGACTTCCGAACACGGTCATCGCTGAGAAGATGGGGATCAACGAATCCTCTGTTCGCAACCTTCTCTCCAAGGACGTTCGTGAGACCAGGTCCAACGTCAACAGGACTGCGGACATCCTGGCGGAGCAAGCCAATGAGCACAAGTACATCGAGTACGGCGCCGGTGTTGAGCTCAACATGGGGTGTTCGGACGCCACGCTTCGTACGGCGGTAGAGGTTCTCAAGCAGCGGGGGTATGTCACCAACGAGGTCTATATCAAGCAGGCCGGGAGTGACAAGTTCACCACGCTCAAGGTCCTCTCGCCTCCTGGGACGAAGCGCTCCGATCTGATGGCCAACCGCGACAAGATCCGGACTCCAGGAATCGCCGCGGACCTGGATGGCGCGTTCACCACCGGGATCGAGAAGCCTTCATCCATTTCGTCCAAGCGGATCAAAGTTCGCTACGACGAGGACGGAGGTACGGACATGGACGGAGTCATTCAGATTCGCCGAGGGGTGAAAGACCTCTCGCTCGGAAACAGTACCTACGCTCAGGTTCGAATCGCCGTGGATGGTACCCATTACCTCAAGGGTATGGCCATGTACAGCGACGACCTACCCAAAGGTGTGGACGTCGTTTTCAACACGAACAAGAAGAAGGGCACCCCGAAGCTCGGCCCCAAGGACAACACCGTTCTGAAGCCGATGAAAAAGGATCCCGACAATCCGTTCGGCGCCACCATCCGCAAGCAGCTGTACTTCAAAGACAGGGACGGCAAGCAGAAGTTGTCGGCGATCAACATCGTCAACGACGAGGGAACCTGGGACAAGTGGAGCCAGTCTCTCGCTTCTCAGTTCCTTTCAAAGCAGTCCCCCGTTCTTGCCAAGAAGCAGCTCGCCAAAGTGCGGGAGTCGAAGCAGAAGCAATATGACGACATCATGAAGCTGACGAACCCGAGTCTTCGAAAGAAGCTGCTCATCTCGTTGGCCGATGATTGCGACTCGGCGTCTGTCCACCTCAAGGCCAAGGCCCTCCCCGGTCAGAGCTCGCAGGTTATTCTTCCTCTTCCTCACATGAAGAAGAACGAGATCTACGCGCCGAACTATCGGGACGGCGAGGTTGTATCACTCGTTCGTTATCCGCATGGCGGTACTTTCGAGATCCCCCAGCTCGTCGTCAACAACCGCAACAAGAAGGCTCGCCGCATCCTCGGGCAGGTGACTGACGCTGTCGGCATTCACCCCGTCGTTGCAGAGAGACTCAGCGGTGCAGACTTCGACGGGGATAGCGTGGTGGTCATTCCGCATCGTGGTAAGACCAGGATCAAAGCCACCAAGCCGTTGAAGGGTTTGGAGGGCTTCGATCCGAAACGGGCATATCCGAAGTACGACGGAATGAAAGTCATGTCCGACACCCAGACTCAGATGGGGAAGATCAGTAATCTTATCACCGACATGACTATCAAGGGCGCCAGTGAACAGGAGCTGGCCCGGGCTGTTCGTCACTCCATGGTCGTTATCGACGCGGAGAAGCACCAACTCAACTATAAGCAGTCCGAGCGGGACAACGGGATTGCCGCCCTCAAGAAAAAGTACCAGTCCGGCGGAGCATCCACCCTCATCTCGAGGGCCGGCGGCGATAAGCGTATGCCCAAGCGCAAGCTCCGCTCTGCTCGAGAGGGCGGGGGTATCGATCCAAAGACCGGCAAGAAGGTGTGGGTCGAAACAGGCGAGAGCTATATCGATTCCCGGGGTAAGAAGGTGTTTCGCACTGAGAAAGTCCCCCGTATGGCTCTAACCGATAACGCCTACTCTTTGTCTTCCGGCACTCGGATGGAGAACCTGTATGCCGAGCACGCCAACTCGCTCAAGGCCCTGGCCAACAAAGCGAGGAAGGAAGCGGTGTCACAGCCCCGGGTCAAGAAGAACCCCAAGGCCGCCCGGCGTTATTCTCGAGAGGTGGCTGAACTCAAGGCCCAGATCAACGTGGCCCGTAAAGCGAAGCCCCTGGAGAGACAGGCCCAGGTTATTGCTAACGGCGTGGTCGATGCCAAGGTGCGTTCAAATCCCGACATGTCTTATAAGGACCGGGCCAAAGTAACGGCCATGGCATTAAAGACCGCCCGTCAAAGACTGGGGTACGATAGAAACGCCACCCGTATCCGCCCCACCCCCCTCCAGTACCGGGCCATCCAGGAGGGTGCTGTGTCGCAGTCGATGATCGATCAAATTCTCGAAAGCGCAGATTTGGATCACCTCAAAGCTTTGGCTATGCCTAAGCAGACCCAGCCCCTCACAAGGCGCCAGGCGAATCGCATTTCCATTTACAGGAAGAACGGTTCGACCGTCGCCGAGATCGCCGATGCCCTGGGCATCAGTCCTGCCAGAGTTCGAGAGTACCTTTCGGGTACTGCTACAGTGGTCTAGCCACAGGGCTCTCCATACAAAGCTTCTCTGAGCTTGCGTTCCGTTGTTTCCTGATCCTGCAGAGAAGCTCGCTCAGGCCTTCGCTCTACACAGAGTCTCTGAGAAGGCCTTCCGCACAGGGCCTCTATGGCGGCTCCTATACAAGGGGTTCTCCGTAGGGGCCCTGTGCACATCCGTTCATACACACGATTACAGCAGAGGTGGTGCACCCCTACCATGCAGGCTGCTCGGCTTACTACACTGGACAACCCTTACGATCCATTCGATTCGTTCTATCAATGGTATGAATGGGATGAGGCACATGGGTACCACACCACCTCCTACCTGGGTAGGGTGGCATGGACTAGTGACGAACTGTCTGAAGCTGATGAAGTTCTTGCAACGAATCAAGCGATCGACGAGATCATCGAGCTTGACTTGACAGGAAACTACAAAAAGGTTGAATCGAGAGAAAGCTGAAAGTTCGAATCTTTCTATTTCTATTTTCAGCCAAACGGGGGGAGAGGGGTCGCGCAATCGACACCCCCTGGGCTTCGATCGTCCACCTCGTATTTGACCCGGAGGGGTATTTTCGTTCGGGATTCGGACCAGGCCACGCGATTCGCACTCGACGCGTTTTCTTGTGTGTTCCTTTCCGCGTCGGGAGGGGTTGCTTGAGTCGCGTGGTCTGACCTGAATCTCGGTCGAACTCTGTAACAACATGTCGTCGTAGGGGTGAAACTTAATGCCGCGTAAGGTAAAGCCTATCGAAGTACCGAAGAGGCCGCCCCGTTCCCCGGAGGAGGCCGAAGATCGCCTCATCTCCCTGGCCACCACAAGGGCGGAGATGATGCTGGCCGAGGGTACGGCGCCTCCGTCGGTAGTGATTCATTATCTCAAACTCGGCACCAGTCGCGAGAAGCTCGAACAGGAACGACTCCGCGCCGAGAACAAAATGCTCAAGGCCAAAGCCGAAGCACTCGAGGCTTCCGCTAGAGGAGAAGAGGCGTACGCAGAGGTACTTAGAGCGTTCCGTGCGTATTCTGGCGGTGGTGTCGGTGAGGACGTACTCTGAACTGATCGAGCTTCCTGACTGGGACTCGAGACTGCGATACTTGCAGACTTTCTCAGAACCATACGCACGCACATTCGGTGAGGGTCGCTACCTGAACCAGAAATTCTATCACTCACCGGAGTGGAAGAGGTCTCGAGATATCACAATCGCTCGAGACCTTGGACGAGATCTGGGTATTGCGGGAATGGAGATCCGAGGGAAGCTCCTCGTCCATCACATGAATCCGATGAAGCCCGAGGATCTCATAGATTTCAACCCCGAGGTGCTCGATCCGGAGTACCTCATTACTGTGTGTCACGATACACACAACGCTATACACTATGGTTTCGCTCGAGAGAGTGAGCTGATCGAACGTCGAGAGGGCGACACCAAGCTATGGTGAACAACTATCGAGACGAGCTCTTTCACTACGGCGTTCCGGGAATGAAGTGGGGTCGACGCAAGACCTACCAGAAGGTCGGGCAACAGACCATCGGCTCGAAGTCCACGGCGCAGATCATCGCCGACAAGCGGGCTGCACTTCGCTCGGAAACCCAAGGTCGATTCGCCAAGGCATCCGTCGCGTACTTTGCCAAAATGGCCGGAGTCCAGCGAGGTGCCGCTAATGCGAAGAAGCAACACGACGCCAAGGTCGAGCGAGAGCGAAAGAAGAAAGAACGTGAGCGGATCCGCGCCGAGAAGGCCGCCGCTCGAGCGGCAAGAAAGGCGGCGCCACG